ATGATGTCTGCACCATCTGCAAAAGTTACATCAGCAGCAAAGTTTGCAGCACCATCAACATCTACGACATCTAGGTTAGCTGTACCATTCACATCAATAGAACCTTCTAGGTCTATATCACCATTAACTATAAGATCATCTGTAACTGTTAGATCATCTTCTACTTTTAAATCTACTACGTTTAAACTGGCAAAAGCATCAACAACCGCTGCTCCTGAACCAGCACCATCTAGGTAAACTGCTTTGGTATCGCCAGCAGGTATGGTTACATTTGCGCCACTACCTTGTGAAATAATAATATTTTGCGAGCCACTTGTGCCATTCTCGATGAAGTGTAATCTACTTATTGTGTTTGGTGCAATCGTAATAGTACAAGCTGAATCAAGTGTTCCAGTGTATTTTATGTATATTGATCTAGCTGGATCTGTTGCACCATCAGCAACAGTTGAAGTGTGTGTGTCTGCATTTGTCGTTATTGCTTCTGTACCAAAACTTAAACCTTCTGCAATAAGCTCTAAGTTTGTATTTGTTGTTGTACCCCAAGTCCCACTGGCATCTCCTGTTGCCATTTCGTTGAGTCTTAAATCATTTACGTATGTACTTGCCATATTTTTTACCCTCGTTTTGGATATATTACCTTTTTATATCATATTTAAGCAACTTCTTCCCAATTAGCTTCTTGTGTTTCTGTTATTTCTGTCCATCCAGGTGTTTGTGAACTGCTAATCGAATCCCAACCTGGTGTTTGTGATTCATCTATCATACCCCAAACAGCAATAAATCCAACCTCCCCAGTCGCTTCGGATAAAGAAACGCTCACATTCGCTTGTGAATTTGTAGTAACAGAACCTATTTGTCCGTCTGAAGATACTCCGTTTATGGTAAATATTTCATTATGATTTACGGTAACAGAGCCAATTGCGCTCGTAGCTGCAACACCACTTACAGATACATTTGCTTCTCCATCTACATCAACACTTATAGAACCAAGTGTCCCTACTGCTCCAGGAACTACTGCTATTGCTTGTGCATTTACGCCTGCTGTGGGTGCGCCAGTAGTTGCTGATAGACCAGATACAGATACATTTGCTTCACAATCAACAGTTGGAGTGCCTAGTGCGCTTGTAGATGCGAGGCCTGAAACAGATACATTTGCCTCTGCATCTAAAGAAACTGTACCGAGTGATGTAGTTCCTGCTAATCCAGATAATGTAACATTAGCTTCGGCATCAAAAGTTAAAGATCCTACTGCACCAGTGGCTGCTACACCAGAAATGCTGACGGAAATGGAATCAGTACTCCAACCGCCTGATCCCCACGTGCCTCGCCCCCAACCTGAATCAGGCATGAGATTAGGCTATTCTAATAATAGCTGTCGAGGCTGCTTTTGCTGGGAAGACTACTGTAAAATCACCTGCTGTACTGGTTTTATCACCGCCAAAGTCAATAGTTGCTACAGATTTATCACTATTAGTATCGTTGTAAATCATACAACCTCTAGCTGTTATAGTAGCTGTACTAAAAGTAAGATCAGCAAAATCTGTTACTGCTGTTGTACCTGTAGAGCTTGGCGTGACATTTGTCAAAGCAGCACCACCTGATGTGTAGTTAGTACCTGATGCTTGCCCTGTTGTTGTAAAAGCGGTTGTAGTCGCTCCTAGCGTCGCTGAACTTGTATATAGAGCTAATTTGAATGAGTTACCAGAACTGTTTGTAAAATTGTGTGTAGCAGTTAGAAGCTCAACCTTAAAACTCGTTGTCAGTGTGCTAGTTATAGCCATATTTAAATCCTCTTAATTATTTCAGCTAAGTCTTCCTCGCCTGCTTTGATTAGCTCTTGTATCAAACTAGCTTTATAAGATTTTATAGCATTTTTGATATAAATCAAACAAACCTGATAAATTAAATCTTGATATGCTCTAGCTTGCTCTTTTACATGTGGTTCATTATCGTCTGAATAAGAGCATATTTTTTCTACAAGCTGTTGAGACCAAAATTCAGGAGGATGACCACCAAATTTAGTTGTTGAAACCTCTACTAGACCTAACTCTGGTGTTCCGTCTGGAGTAATTTTTATTACCATTTGTTAGGTTCTCCTATTTTATTTTTATTTAGATGGCTATCATATCTGTCCATCAAAACTGCTTCTTGTTCTTTAGTTGATGTTTGTACAGAGCTTTTGTTGAAAACACGATAATTGTTATTTTTATCCGCAAGAATTACTTTAGGATCATCTAACCTATGATATCCGTATAATCTTTCATCACCTGGTATCGCTGTATCAAGTAAAGATGATGAATTAGCTACTTCGACAGTCATACCTCTTTCCATACATTTACATAACCAAAACTCTACGCATGCTCTACCTGACTCTGCAAAATATAGATTACCTTTATATGTAAAATCAATACCAAATAGTTTTAAAGTACCTACTTTACACCAGAGAGCAAAAGCTACAGCGTATGCGACTGTGTTGTTTAGATAATGACATTTAAATTCAGAAACAACTTCATCTATTGGATATTCAATCAAACCAGGACATCTTTTATCGAGTTCGCATGTATATATTGGCCCTTTATGTGTTTTACATATTTTTGCCATACTTTTTGTTTGGCCACCAGCATCATCAGAATCTAAAAATCTACTGGCTGGATCTAACATAAAAATACGATCATGGAAAATGACATCAGCTACGGCATTTATTGCCCATACCTCGTCAAAATGTACTCCGTGGGATTTTGCAAGATTGTAGTCAAACCAACTTTTGCCCATGCCGACAATAGCTACAGTCTTGCCCTCAAGTTTCTTGATAGGCTTCATACTTTCTCCTTTATATTAACTTACTTGTGAGCGTAGCGAGTCATAGCGATATTCATCACGTCTTCCTCTGCCTTCTGCTCTATTCTTCTTAAATCTATCTATGCTTTCTATAAATCTTTTCTCGTAAGTAGCGAGTAAATCTTGTTCACCCTTCATAAAAGTATAAGCCTCAACCAATGATCCATAAATCATTGATTCTCTTGCGTTTTGCGATAAATAAGTGCCTGTTGTATTAGTTACAAGGCTAATCGGTCTGTAAAGATACGATAGTTCGACGTTATAATTAACGTCTGGTACAGGCGCGAGTACAATAGATGTACCACTACTTTCGGTAGTCAACTCTTTGTCAAAGTCCGCGTAATATAAAGGCAGTCCTCTTAGACTGGTGTCAGTAATATCTGGAACATACTCTTGCATGAATGTTGGATGTTTTTTATCCAGGTAATGATAGTCATCAGAAGTATCAATGACTGCAAGAGCAAAACTTAGTATAAAATCACTAGGACAGGTTAAAAACCTGTTACCAGCTTCCATAGTACCTAGCTGGTTTTTTCTAAAAAAATCAGATTGAACTAAGTTAAAAATTCTATCTTCAGCATTTTTAATAAAATCAGGAATAGTGTTAGTGAATGTTGTTTCACTATTATCTGAATAATTTTTTATTAAATCTGTTAATTCTGTAAGTGTCATGTGCTAATTGTAACTGTTCCTAATGATGAAGTCATTTCAGACAAAGAAAAGTTACTTCCTAGAATAGATGGGTTCATTGATAAAAAATTATTACTTGTACTGTTAAAAACATTAGAATCACTCACAACAACAAATCCTTCACCTGCTTCGACATCATTATTAGGTCTTGGTTTGTATAAGGCTTCATTATCAGAAGGCTTTGCAATCGGATCTATCTGCGCTGCTTTCGGTTCATAACACTCTTCACAAACTTTAAGATTATTCCATTCTTCTCTTAAATCTTGCAAAAGATATTCAAAACCACATCTATCACACAAACCTTTAGCAAATTTTCCTACAGCGTAACCCATCAGTAACTACTCCTCATTGATGGTCTTACTCTAAAAGAGGAACGATCTTCATCTTGGTCTGCTGCTCTCCTAAACTCTTCTTCATATATTTCTTTCAAAGTTTGAGTTCTTTCTGGCGCACGTTTTACAGATAAATAGTATGCTAAACCAGCAGTAAAACATGGATAAAACCTAAATGGCATATCCATTGTATTTCTCGCTGTATCTGCATCGTCCATTCTAACAAGTTTGTTAAAAACTAAAATATCAGTTGAATTTTCTGGTGCAGGCCATATTTTTATAGCTGGTGTAGTGAGTTTATCTAAGAAAAACTGGGTAGGTCTACCTTTTTGGCTTTTTGTAGGTATGTTGATATATTCTGACCTACTTATTCTGGTGATGTTTGTATCTGTATCTACGCTGTTTGTAGTTCTACGAACTACCATATCTAATATATCAATCACGTTTGTATCGAGATTGTATGAAACAGTGCCTTCTGTGACTGTTTGAGTGCCTTGTTCTATCGTCCACTGATTGAGTCCTCTGTTTGCCCATTCAGCTAACATAATGTTGATTGATCTTTTTGCTGTTTTTAGATCATATCCTGTTCTAAGCTCAAGACCACACCTTTCATAGGCTTCTTCTACGAACTCAGTTACATTAGGCTCGAAATTGGTGCTTCCTGACAAAGCCATTGTTATTTACTCTTTTTCTTGGCTTTTTTCTTAGCTACTTTTTTCTTTTTTGGCATATTGTAATAAATTCTTTCATCTGCCAATTTTTCTTCTGGTCTAACTTTAGCAGCTTTCCTAGCTGCCATTTTAGCTTCCATTTTTGTTTTCTTTTTTGCCATT